GTAAAGCGAGTAGTTATCTTCAGGTAAAAAATTCTCTAAAGGGTACTGTACCGGCTTTGCAGCTTGTTCTTTTTTACTTTCAGTTAAAACTCCTTTGTTCTTAAGTATTTTAACGACATCGTCAAAAGTGTTTGCAGGTGTTATAAAATTAGGGAAAGTATTTTTTGCCTCTCGTACAAAATTTACTTTATCAAACTTACCTTCTGCAATAGCGTTGTATTTTTCTTGTAAAGTATTCATAGTTTTAAATTTTACCTTCTTGGTAGTACCTTATTACGTCCATAGCCTTACTTTTAAACTTAGGTGGTTTTTTAAAACCGTACTTTTTTAAAATTTTAGCTCCAGGTGTATTATAACTATCCTTACCGGGAGGAGCGAACGCGTATTTTGTCAAATACCCACCTACTGCTCCGGTAGCAGACTGCTCAGTTATAGCTTTCACTATAAGTTCTCTGATCAATTTTCTAGTTACTTTATTCAGCATGTTTCAATTCTTCTATTAATTCGTAATAGTTCATTAACGTAACTAAATGAGTATCTTCTACTTTCTCAGTAGTTTTTATTTCAGCTACATGATTTAAAAGCTCAGTAAGTTTAATTCTTAAAATTTCATCAGAAACTTTACCTTTTAGAGTTTCTAAACTCTCTCGTACTGTTTTGATACGTTCGTTTATAAAAGTTTTTAACTTTTTCGTAGAGGATACGGATGTCACAAATTCCTTTAATACTAGCTTCTGCTCCGGTAACAATGTTTTGTATTTCGTATTAAATTTTTCTAAAAGAATTCGATATGCTAACAGTCGTAAATCATCATCGTACTTGGAATACTCTTCAATTAAACTCTCTCTTGAATCTTCGTTAGTTGGCGTAGCTTGAGTCATATGCTCAAGTAGAGTGGTTTTGTTACTAATAATGATCTCTGGATCAACTAACTCTGGCGTGTTATGTGCTTCTAGTAAGGTATAGGTTGCAGCTAGTATTTTGTACTCCGGTATTTTTATTGTAAAGAATTCATCTAGATCGTAATTATTTTTAATCTCTTTTATTAAATCGTACTTTAGCTTTAGTAGCTTTTCCCTACTTAATTTCCTTGAGATCTCAAGTACCGTAAATACCACTGCATTAGCTCTATTTACAGCAGTATTGGTGCTCTCTACTACAGTCTGGTATAACTTGTTTTCTTTTGATAATGGGGATCCAGTGTGAAAGTATTTTTTTATAATCATAGCGCAGGCAGAATCTCTACCTTCCAGTATGTCGGCTGTTAACTGCTTAACCAGTAGGTTGAAGAGCAAGCCGGTATTTTTATACTTTGAATGTTTAATTTTATTCATCAGACAGTATTCCTTTATAAATATACGTTATTTCTTATAAATCTTTAATATTACCTTCGTCCAGTAAGTCTTTTTTTCCTTCGAAAAGGTTTACTTTTTTAGATTTAAAAATATCTCTATTTTTGTGGAATACTGCTTTAGTCTTCTGCCCTTCGTTTACATTTTCATTATCGGACGGATATCCCCCTTTCATTCCGTGTACTCCTAACCTGTCTCTTCCCCCTAGCGGATCCTCCTGTGTGCCGTACATAGATATATGTTTTACAGGTCTACCTCTAGGCGCTTCTCGCTCGTTATACCCCAGCGGTAAATCTTGTTCACCATCTCTGTCAGCTCTGTATATTGTAGCTAAATCATGAGGTGTTCCGTACGTCTCTCCAGTCTGTGCTGGATCGTTCCCTTCATTTTCGATTTGAGTTAACCTAAAAGCTCTTTTAGCATCTTCTCTAATCAAGTCTCTCATCTCCGTGTATTGATCCTCTGAGAACTTTAAAATGTTTTCGTATATCCAGTCGCTAGATATAAGTTTAGTTTCTAATAAGCTGTTAATGAGATTAACTTTCTCTGTCATCAAGGCTATCTTCTCCTGTTCGTAGATTATAGATGGTGTCGATAATGTTAATTCAAAATTAGTTAAACTTTCTCCAGTATACTCTTGCGCGTAAAGGTGCACTAACGCTATCTTAGTTAACTCACTCTCGATGATCCTTTGAACACGTTCTACAGTTCTAGCAAATCTTATATCCTCTGCAGCAAGAGTAGCTTTACCTTGCAGTTCTCCTTCGTACCCAAAATATGCTTTAGGTATTTTTAAAGCTGCAAATAACTTGTTTCTTAGGTATTCAACATCCCCAGTACCGTCGTAAGTTAACCCGGGTAATGTTTCTATTTTTGTTGTTGTATCGTTTCCTCGAATAGGTATATAGAAATCTTCTAACATGTTTTGCATGTTATACCTCATATTGTACTGTCCGGTCTGTTGGTCGATGTAAGGAGTCTTCTTTACACTGTTGATAGTCTTTTGCATAAACTGTTCAACCTCATTAGCTGGAATTGATCCTACATTAACGTAGAAAATTCTCTTTTCTGGAGCTCTTGCTATTCTATGAAGTAGCATAGCGTCTTCCATTAAAGTCATCTGTTTAAAGATTTTTCTCCCAGGCTCTATGTAAGATCTACCATATGGCAGGTAATTGGCATCTGATAGTAATCGAAAGTGGGCTACCTCGTAATTATCTAATCTTATAGCGTTCTTTTGAGTCTGGGGCATGTACCCGGGGTCTAAAGTTGCTAGTAGTCCGTCTAAGTCTAATATAAATTCTACCTTTGAAGGGTTCTCTTTATCGGATCCTTCAAATCTTGACATATTATACACCGAGTACGGTAGTACGTTATATACTCCAAATTTTTCTGAGATTTCTAGTTTCAAGAAAAAATCCCCGTACTTACACATCTGCCGCACCCAAGTCCATAAATTAAATTCAATATTAAGTACGTCGTAGAAGAGATTCTCTAATATCTTCTTAATATTTTCATCAGACGTGTTGATTGTTAGTAGTTTTCCTTGTTCATTCTTTAAGGTAGCTTCATCAGCAATAATATCTAAAGCAGAAGCTATAATTGGATCCGTGTCCATAGCTTCGTAATCAGAATACAACTGTTGACGTAAAGTCTGATAATTTAGGTTAGGGTTGTAGATATTGAGATTCCTGTTTACGTACAGTCTTGTGTACCTGTCCATCAAGGAATTTGTACGGTATTTACCGGTAGCTTGTATCTGGTTAGTATCAGCTACCTTAATGTTAGTACCTCCTACATTTCTGATTATAATATCAGTAGAAAAGAGTCGTCTTAATCTACCGAAAACGCTAGTATCCGCCATGTCTTAAAAAAGCCAGTTTAAATTTTCTATTTCCCCTTTCGCATTAGTCATTTGAAAATGAGCATTAGGAGGAGGGGTATGGTTATAAATATGCCTCCTATCATTTAGAGTTGCGATAGTATTAAGTTGTGCTCTAGTAAGCTCCATTCCTTGCTGCCTCATTCTTATAGCAGTGTCTCTTACATACATACCTATGCAGTATGTTATTACTAGGTCGTCGTTATATCCGGGCTGTGATTGCGGTTTACCGTTTCTCCATACGAACACACGAAGTTCTTCTAACAATCTTTTAGACCTAATAGTTACACTTTTGTCTCTAAAGAACTCAGTACCTTTAGCAATTATCAATGGCCGGGTTTTTGCTGTTGTTGTAAATCCTGGCACGTTATCTCCTCTTTCGACTTTATTAAAATATGTATCAATATCTAATTGATCACTTCTTGTCGAATAGTATAAATTCGGATAATTTTTTGATAGTAATTCCTCTAGAGTAGCCCAGCCGATAGTAGCATTTTCTACTACCAGTAGTGCTCTATTGTATTCAGCACCTACCCCATACATCAAACTAGCAAATTCTTTTGGTGGGAGTTTTCCTTTATACTCAGCAACTTGAACTAAGCTTTCTATATCGAATACATGGAACGCAGAGTAGTCCACGCTATCTCCTCTAGCAACATCGGCTACTAGTAGGTAATCTCGACTGTAATCCGGGTACTCCCATATCCATAAGTTTGAATCTACTCCTCGTCTCTCTAACGGCTCTATTGCAACATTTTCTTCGTAATACGTAATATGATCAGGTTCAAAAACTGTATCTCCTGAAGAAAGAAACGAACAGTCGCATTCCTGTGCTGCTAATCTTGTACCTAAATCCCTATCCTGTTGTACTCTCCATGGTAGCTTAATAGGTGTAAACGAATTTTCTTTTTCTTCTGCTTTCACCCATGTTTGATGAAACCAGTTTCCTACTCCGTTGGGAGTTGAGAGTGCAATACATTTTCCTCCTGTTGCTAGGGTTTGTTGTGCTGAAGCAAAAGTTTCATCAATGTTTTCGATAAATGCAGCCTCATCAATCACAAGTAACGATACAGCTTCAGATCTAGCAGAATCGCTATTTGAAGATACTGCTTTAGCTTGCGATCCGTTAGCTAGCCTTATTGATAGCTTATTATTTTCAACAGTTTTGACTTTCAACCAAACTGGCAAATTATCGTATGCAAATCTAATCTTAGTAACTAAGTTCTTAGCAGTTCCTTGAGTTGTTGCTAATGCTAAGATATTTTTATCTTTCTGAAAGAGTATCAACCATAGTGAATACCCGGCAACTAGTGTCGATATACCTAATTGTCTAGATTTTAAAACTATATTATATTGATTCTTCCCAAACTGGTTAAGTACCTTTTCCTGAAAAGGGTATAAGTGAAATAGAATTCTTCCCCGTGTTGGATTCTGTATATACACATACTTTCGCATGAAGTATATAGGATCCTTAGCACAGTTGATATACTCTTCCTTAATTAAGGTTTTTAGGTTGACTGATTGTTCACTCATTTACCTAGTTTCCAGAGTACCTTAAACGAGCCTTGTGGAGTTAGATCTTGATTCACTCCTACGCCTATGCCTATTGCTTTGCGTTTTTTAGTTCTGTATAGTATTTCACCTCCAATATAACCAAGTTGTCTTGGGCTTCCAACTACTCCTACACCAACATACCATTCTCTATTATTTAGGTAAATAGTTTTTTCAATTGTAATTTTAGGTATTTCTAAATTTGATTGAACTTTGCGAGCTATAATATAGTTTCTTGTTATAGTA